CCTAGTAGTTGGATCGTATTCTGGTTGTCCAAATGCAGTAGCTTTAATTTTAGTCGAGTCAATTGAACTTGTCGATCTTGGGCCAGCTTCCCACCCTGATTCATTTTGATACCATTTGTTAAGATCCTTAATAGGAGTCAAAGTGTTTGGGTCATAAAATCTTCCAGCTTTACTGTCCCAAGGAAGTTCGTACTCAATGTTACCCTCTGAAGTTGGAATGGTGGCTTTCTTCATTTCATATGATGGAGCAACTCTTCTTGCCCCAGCAGATTCAATAGCCTGAGCATTCATGAGTTTTATCTTGGCTCCCTCAGTTCCATACTGCGTCATCATATTGAGACTGTCGCCTACTGTTCCAGCAATCCCAATTTTATCCAAGTTGGATAGTGATGGATCACTTAGCTGAAGTTTGGTGGCATCAATTCTCTCCGCAAAATCAGGATAAAGTGCCTTAGCATTATCAAGCAGAGATAATGTTCCTTTGATCTTTGCAGCCATCTCCTTATCCTTCTGGGCTAAGGCTTTCTGTTCTTTTTGAGCATCAACAACACCTTTGGTTAAGGTTTCAATACCTTGCTGCTGTCTTTGAAAGAACTGCTCATTAGCTGCATTTGCAACAGCGTAACTTGGAGTGTATCCACTTGGGTCAAATCCTTGTGCTAAAAGTGCCATAATTTTAATTATTATTTACCACCAAGAAACGATGGCATTGAAAACCCCTTGTTGATTGTCGATTCAGTAGCTAAACCAGCACTTGGTGATCCAGTAAGTGATCCACCGATAGATGCTCCAAGCATTGGATTGCCAAACATGGTTCCAACAGCAGCTCCACCAAGAGTTCCGATCATGCCCATTCCTGATTGATATTTCTGAAGGTCTTGCTGATATTTAGCTTGGTTATAAGCATCCTGAGCCTTCACTCTGGCTTGTTCCATACCAAATCCAGTTGAATAATCAAACAATTTAGGTGCTGCCTGTCCAAGTTGTTGCTGTCCCTGAACCGCATATTGTTGACCATATTGCATTCCAACTGGTGTCATTGATAAAAGGCTAGACATTGGAGAGTAATAGTTCTGAGCAGTTTGATACGCTCTTGTTGTCGCGCCTTCAGCCTCAGACCTTTTCCTTGCAAGTGAAGACTCACGATTTAGAATTTCAGATGCTACCGCAGCATTGCCACCAAGCCTTCCAGCAGATGCAAATGATTCTCTGGCTCCTTGTTGAGCCAAGCGTTGCTCTTGAGGTGACAATCCTTGTGATCTAGCGTATGCTTCTTCAGCCTGTGCCGATTGCAACTGCATCATTCTCTGAGCCTCTGGAGACATCTCCCCAAGAAGCCCGCGAACAGCACCAGCCTGATCCGTCATTGATCCGTACTCACCAGCACGAAGACCTTGGATTTGTTGTTGCGCTTGAGTTGCTGCCTGACCTGTCTGACCAACAATGCCTTGCTCGCCACCAATTCCAAACATCGAACCCGCAATATCACCAAGATTTAGTGCTCCATATCCTTCTCTAGCTGTCTTTTCAAACGCTTGAACCCTTGGAGTGGTTGATTCATAAACACCCAGAATGTTACCTGTCGCCTTCGCGTAGTCTGGGGTTGTTGGTGATGGCATTTTAGGCTTCGATCCCATGATATTATTTTAGTTTTTTGTGAAATTGCGAGTAAGAATAGAATCTTGTATGATTTGAATTTTTAAACTGTCTCTTAAATGCGATGAAGTCAAATCGGTCTTGGAATACTTCCATTGCGTGTTTCATATCACCCGCTAGCATTGAGATAAAGATGCAGTTCGCATTGTCAATCGGCACTGGAATCTCTGGGTTTTCGGAATCGCATGGAATGGCAAACATGAACGTCTTGTCATCAGAGAACACAATGCCATTTAGAAGGTGGAACTCGATCTCGTAATTAAAGTCAATGGAGTTTTCTTTGTAAATGGATATGACTGAATGAATTGGATTCATTAGTACTTGATACAGTAGTAGAGAGCGTAGTTTTTTGGTCGGGTTTCTGTGCCACCTGTTGCAGTCGTCGGTTGTGCAGAGGGAGCTACTGGAGCATAATTACTTCCCCCACCTGTTCCTGAGATTGAACCTGTATACGCACGAAGAAGATTTGGATCACTATTGTGAGTGTGACTTGCAAAGGTATCAGCCTGATAAGTACCAAACCCACGACTTGGATCAAGTCCTCTTGTATCATCCCATCCACGAACAAATGCACCACGAAGATCAGGGACATTGAATGTGGTTGATCCATTGCCTCCCCCATAAGTAGTTGAAATCATGGCAAACAATGCTGCATATGTAGTCCTACTAACGGCTTGCCCGTTGCAATACAGCCAACCAGTTGGAATACCAGTCGCCACCCCTGCAAATGATACAACCACTCCAGCAGGAACAAATGAATCCTTGGTTGCTATTTTAGCATTAGTAATTGCATTGTCTAGAACAGTGGTGGTAATGACCGCATTAGCAGCTAGCTCGTTAGAAGTGATGCCTTGAGCATTTACTTTCAGCTTACCAGCCGCAACAACAAGAGTCGTATCAAACACAGCGTCATCTGTAAACGTCGTCTGGTCAATGATGTTGTTCATCTTTGTACTAGTGATTGTGTCATTAGTCGTAAATGTGTATGTCGTGTTAATTGCGCCCATGCTTTTATTTCTGTGAAATGATTTGTCTATTGGTTACTGATCCAGCGACCTTTACTGAGTTGATCTTAGGAGAACCAACAGTTCGTGTCAAGATGAGAGTTCCTGTGTATCCCCTAATTCCTGCTAGTCTGCATCTAATGCTTGCTGTTTCAGCTTCATTCGGTGAACTAGGGGACAGAATTTCCCCTCCTAGAAACTGTGTGGTAGTCCCAATCTGGGATGCGTTGTCGGGATCTTCTGCTGCAAATGAAATCGAATACTCACCAGTAGCACCAGCAAGATTCTGCATTAGAATCTGAGCATCGGTAAATCTTTTACGCTCCATTGTCTTTAGATCGTATCCACGGGTGGTTAGTGAGGCATTGATTGTCGGGGTAATAAGCTCTCCACCTATGTTTTGGACATTGAGCCTGTCAACCGAGCTTTCAGTGGCATCAATTTGGTGCAATCCACCGTTGCGAGTCACCGCGTACAGCTCATTTCTGATCCCAGCACCACCAGTGAGCAGGTTTTTAATCAAAAAGCGTGAGTCACCATAGGTATCCAATGATTCCCACCCTTGATTTTTGAAGTTGTAAACAAGAATTGAGTTGTTTCCACGGGCATCATTGGCTCCAACCGATGAATCAAGTGCCACGGCAAGGTAGTACCTGTTATCAAACAGGATTCCAACTGCTTCTGCGGCAAAGTTTTTGTTTATTCGATCAATGTAGGGCTGGATATTCTTGGAAATTGGCTCCTCAGACCCACGAAGGTTATAATCGTTGAGGAATTCAAGTGAATACACGCCATCGTCAGACAGGAACATCATCGTGTTGCCCCTCATTACGACAGACTTTCGCGCAAGGCATCCAATTTCGGACGTTAGTTCCTTAACAGTGCAATCAAGCAGGCTTCCTAGCGTTCCCTTTACAAGGTGAAGACTATTTCTGTTAAGAACAACCAGTGCGTCATCGTAGAATCCGTGCATGCCAACGACATAGTCTGCTGTGCCACCGCTAATTCGGAATTGGCTTTCAATCTGGTCAAAGGTAGTCGTATCAAGAATGTCTGAAACAGAAATTTCATCAGTGATCTTTCGACTGGTGTAGACTGGCGCATTGAATGGGCCTGACTGGTCGTAGTAATATGGAACCCAGAGCCTTCTTTGGAAGTGGATACCCCAAGGTGCGGCTGGTTGGTGCATGAATCCACCTCCTACGCTGAATCTACCACCGAACTCAAATATGTCCGAACTTGACGTGTTGTAATTGCCTACAGGCGCATACCACTTAATAGTGGTAGTTGTTGCCTCAGTCACTTGGTATTCTTTCCCAAGCATTTCAGCGAAGTCAGCAGTTGCGGTCTGACGAATGACAATAATATCTCCAATTTTAATGGTGACGTTTCCGACTACTGTTGCTGTAACAAGTCCGCTTGCAACGTCTACGTCTTTTGCCGTGATGTTAAACGTCTGAGGCTGGGTATAAGCACCGCCCGGAGAAAGCGTGAATCCGTCAGTGGCAGTGCCTACAGTGGTTCCAAAGGTAACCGTCTGGCTAGTGGTAAACACATAGGTGAAAGTGTCCTGATCGACTACTGACGCAACTGCAAACGCACCATTGGCAGGAGTTCCACCAGTAAGGCCAGCAATCGTAATGCTCGTGCCAACTAACAGTCCATGCTCGCGCACTGAGATAGTCACGGTGGTAGTTCCAGCTTGTGACGCTGATAAAATAGGTCTTCCGTTTGGATACCACTCAAGTGCCTGCTGACCATCGCGGAACAACATCACCTTGTCGAATAGCTGGATCATCTCTCCATCCACGCCAATGGCCTGACCTGATGGGTAGGGAATGTCCGTGATGGCAAGGGTAGCTAGATCGATCTTCTTAGCCACGGTATCCATCGCAACGATGATGAACTCCTTGTTGTTCGTGTTTGGATCGCTGAATAGGCAAGAAGCCCTCACGTTAGCATTGGCAACGTCATTGATGACCATCTGGGATAGTGTTCCATCCTTGTCTGTAGGAGCTGTAGTCACCCCAGCAATCGTGTAGTCTAGCGTATTGGCATCGAAATAGGTTAGCAGGTAACTACCGTTGAACGAAGTGGCCAGTCCTGCAATCGTAGCCCACCCAGAGCTTCCAGCCTCAAACCCGTGGGCCGTGACAGTAAGACGCACAGTCCCCGTGACAGGAACCGCCACATCGGAAATAGTCTTGGAAGTGGATGTGATTACCTCGGAGACTGGAGAGACAGCGGAAACCGTATATGGGCCAACACCTCCAACCAGTGGATAGGTAATGCTTGATCCGCTTGCAGTAGTTGCCGTGAAAACGCCATTTGGATCAGTGCCGTCCGTGTATTCAATCCCAGCAATATTCAACGTGGAGCCATTGGTCAGACCGTGAGCTGATGCGGTAGTAAGCGTCACAACACCAGCAGTCACAGAGGCAGCAGTAATCAATACGCTTGATCCAACCAAATAGAATGGCAACTGCAATGGAGTTTGACCAGTGGTCAGGGCCGCAGTCTTCTCCACCACACCCTTGCGGGGCTTCCAGTAGCCCTCCATACGACCATTCAAGGACTCACGAACCTCACCCTCTTGGAGCTGATTCAACTGAAGCCTTTGATTGACGGCAAAGAACCCACGGTCAACGTCCTCGCTGATCGGTTCGTCCAGTCCACCCACTGAGCGGAATTGAGACATTACAGGGTGTAAGCCAAGATAGTGCCAGAAGTGATCGTGATGCTCGTAAGGATACCACCGAAACCAAACCCAGCAGGCAACGTAATGCCAGCAAGAGAAGTGTTAGGATTAGCACCAGCAACACCAAGAACATTTCCAGTCATGCTCGTGATAACGGTATCAGCCGCAACAAGCACCCATCGAAAGTTACCCGTAATAGTCGTCGAGCCAGTTGCCGTGACAGCACCCATCTGACCCTGTAGTTGATATGAATCTCCACGCATAGGGACATTCACTGCAAGATAATTTGCAACGTGTCAAGGGGACTT